TTTCGAATGCGGACAGACGTATGTAGCTTTAAGCAGAATACAATCCTTATCTGGATTATATTTATGCGCATTTAATCCCCATAAAATAAAAATAAACAAAAAAGTTCAAGAATTTTATGCAAAAATACCCGAAGTGGAATTTGAATTAGAATATGAAACCATTGACGAAGAAGAACCAGTAGAAACGGTTGATGAAAATATCAAGACTATTTCTGTAAATATCTAATCAATCATATAGGGGGAAATATTGTAAAATATTGTAAATAAATAAAAAATGGCGTATGATTACACGTCCGTTTTTTTCTTACTGGATTGAATACAGTTCCTACATAAAGGTATATAAGTATCATTTGCACCTACTAACTTTTGTTCGTCACAATTTGTTACTGTACGATGAGAAAAGATCGCCTTGGTACCATTTTTACACAATACACATAACGAATGCAATTTATATACCTTATCGCATAATGGTATCAAGTCCAACATTTGACCAAATTTTTCTTGACGGAAATCGCCATCCAAACCAGCCACGTAAATATGGATGTTGTAATTATTCAACATTGTTTGTACAGATTCATATAAATCGGGAAAAAACTGTCCCTCGTTTATCAGTACGGCATATTGCTGTTGCAAAAAGTTATCGTGATTATTTTCTATCACAGATTGAATATTTTTACTTTGAATACATGTAATTTGTTTTTGGTCATGGGTCACCATAGTACTAGCATCATTCGAGTACCGAATATCTTCTTGATGGTTAATTACAAGTACGGGTATATTGCAAAATGTATATTGTTTGTAAATTTCAATCAATGCGGATGTTTTACCTGAAAACATGGGCCCGAGAATGATTTCCAAATAACTTTTTTGCTTTTCCATCCGTATAAGCGATTTTTTCTTTATTTTATGTAGAATGATTGTCTTTATCTTCTTTTTATCGGAAACAAATAATTGTCGTATTATACTATATATACGAATACTGTAAAATGACAGGATCAAGTGTTTTACCAGTGACAATACATAAAGGTAAGTTGTTATTTTTATTTGGAAAAGAAAATCCAAAAGAAGATAGTGCAAAGGGATTTTCCGACTTTGGAGGGGGTGTAGAAAAAGGCGAAGATATATACGATAGTGCTTTACGGGAAGGTGGCGAAGAATTGACTGGATTTTTAGGCGACGAAACTATTTTACGAAAACACATTGAAAAACACAAAGGTCCGTTTAAGCTTTCGTACAATGATTATCATATACATATTTTTCCAATAGAGTACAATGAACAATTACCAGAGTATTACAATCAAAATCATCAATTTTTATGGAATAGAATGGATCAGAATTTATTGAACAAGACAAAACTATTTGAAAAGATTGAGATTCAATGGTTTTCAGTCAATATGATCAAAAAACGATTGCGCGAATTTCGGTCTTTTTATCAAACTGTCTTGAAAAATACCGTTTTAAAAGAAATTAAGCCAATATATACATATATTCAATCACGATTGTCATCGAGCAAATCCCGCCGAAAAAAAAAGAATAGCAAACGAATCAATAATAGACAAAGTAGAAGATTTAGACATTATTCTACTCGTAGAAATAATAGCAAATCGAAAATAAGTAAAATTTAAATAGGGTTTAAATGATACAAAAAATTGTATTAATAAAGTACCAACTACTTATTTAATACCAAGAATTAATATTAGGGTTCAAAATACTAATAAATTAATAAATTAAATAAGTATATTATATAAAATAAGTTATTAAAAGTTGAACATGTCTTGGAAAAGGTTTGGTGGTATCAAACAACTGGAAAGTTTCAATAACTTAAATGTTAATTCAATCACAACCGATGAATTGATCATGAGAGAACCCTATAATGGTACATTTACTATACATGGAGAATTATTTGTTTTAGAAGACTGTTCTTTTAATGCTGGAATTAATGTAGGTGATAATGTTACGGTAGGTGATAGTGTTTATGTACAAGATCGAATTTATATTGGTAATGGAGACAATAGTCATTTTTTTGACAGCAATTTACAAGGTATAGGTGTCAATGTTCCTGCACCGCAATCTATTTTTGATATTAGTGGGAATAATCCGCATATATTTCATGTTTATTCACCTAACGAAGAAGTGAAAAGTACCCTTGTACATAACATTAATCATAACAAGGGAATGTTAATTATAGATAATAGCTTTGGTACGATCCAATGGGAATTTGCGGACACAAGCGCTAATATTACTTTTGATTTAACCAATGATCAATTATTTGTCGACAAAAATTTTTTAGTACAAAAAGACTTGCTTGTCACTGGTGGAACTTTACTTGGAAATGTACTGACCGTAAAAGGAAATGCACTAATGGAAAAGGATTTGCGTGTAATGGGTAAGTTTGATTTAGAAGGGGATCTTAATTTAGATAATGATTTGAGTATGAGTGGGAATCTATTTGTCGGAACCAATGTTCATGTTGATGGTGATACAATCACAAATGATGTTCGTATCCGAGACAATGGTGCTATTTACTTGGAAGAAACATCTCTAGTTAAACCGATTATTAGAACAAGAGATAGCACAGGATTGGATTCGTCTTTTGTCATAGGTCTTGACGTAGATGATTATATTGGTCAAAAAGCGGTGACTTTAGTAAATGATGTACTTATTAGAGGAAATTTGTATGTGGAAAATGAGCATAATCTTATTATTGATAACTCTATTTTAGATAATGAAGGAAACTTACTTGGATTAGCTGGTACTAATATTACAACAATGAGTTTGAATGCGGGTACTACTGATCTCTCAAATGAAGATTTAGTAGGTGCTGGCTTTTATATACGTAATAAACAATTGACCGATGAAGAATCCGCTAATCTCCAACCTACTGGATTGGAGCTTTTGATTGACACTACAGTAAATAGTCTTGCTGGGAGTAATATAGTGAATGCAATCACTGGATTCACATCAATTCGACTAGTATTTGCAAGTGATACATCTATCATTACAGATAAAACAGATAATATTACATATGAAACAATAGACTCACGAAATGGTTATTTTATTCAAGATAGAACTCTTATTTTGCCTGAAAGTATTCTTACAAATACAAACCGCTTTACGATGACGGGGTTTTTCTATTTTACTTATACACCAGGGAAAGCTCCTGTATTGTTATCATCTAATAATAATGCTTTGAAATTTTTTGCAGTTGTAACAGATCCAAATAATGGGTATATATACCCAGAAGGACAAAATAGCCCATCGATTTATATTGATTACAATGAGTGGGTTCATATATCCATTGTCTATGAAAACGGTCAAGTTATCTTTTACAAAAATTTTGTCCCTGTTTCTACTGGAGAATATATACAATCGGGTTCTAGTTTTGTTGAACCATTTTTAATTGGTGGTGGTGGAATTGCTTCGGGACCCACTACCTCTTTTTTTTCTAATTTACTTTTTTCCGATTATCGTATTTATGATGCCGTATTAACAGCACGTGAAATATCTTACATTGGATATGCTTTGTTTAAACAGGATAGGGGTGATGCATTTATAAAGCTAAGTAATCAAAGTACGAATAAATTGAGTTTTCGTTCAGCAATGGATCCAAATACAGTTGCTTTACATTTCGGAAAATTCAATACTGCATCATTGCAAACTAATAGTTTAATGGTAGTAGAAAAAGTGAATAATAATTTTAACAATAATGTAGATAACTTCGATCTGATATCAAGTCATTATACAACCAATATTGATGTAAATAGTTCTCTCAGCAATATTAATGCAATTCAGTCAAATTCCATATATTCTACAGATGCTTCATTTTCATCTTTTTTTGTAAATGACGGCGTTGTTGAAGATTTGAGCTGTGTAAATCGTATTGATGTTTCATCGGTTTATAGTAATTTTATGAATACCAAAGATGTGGTGATTACGAATGATTTGACAACAGAAAACGATTTTCTATTATTAGGCAACCAAACTGTACATGGTGAAGTTGATGTATCTAATACTATTACAGGGCGTTCTTCTCTTGTATTGGAAAAAGACGCCTATTTCAAAGATTTTGTCAATATTGATGGTAGTTTAAATGTGAATAATGATGTTTCTTTGAACAAAAATGTAAATATTTCTGATAATCTTTCTGTAGGTTTGAATGTAACTGGATCTACTTTGTTAGTAAAAACGCATACAACAATTGGTTCGAGCGAGATTATAGATAATACCAAAACAGTATCCATATCTGGTGACACTTACATAACTCGTAATCTAATAGTTGATCAAGATATATCGATGGGTGGAAATATTGATTTGACAGGGAATGTTAGTGTGACCAAAGATTTATCCATGGGTGGAAACTTCTATTTGGGTCAAAATTTATACATGAGTGGAAATATTGATTTGAGCCAGAATTTATACATGGGTGGAAATATTGACTTGAGCCAGAATTTATACATGGGTGGAAATATTGATTTGAGCCAGAATTTATACATGGGTGGAAATATCATTACAAATGATATTAGTGCTAGTAATATCGATGTATGTGGAAATATAACTTTACAAGGGAATCTTACTATTGTAGGAGATGTTAGCCATACGATTGATATATCAAATGCATCGATACAAGGACTATATGATAGTAGTGGGTATATTCTAACGCCTGATAAGTTGTACTTTATGAAAGAGGTAAGGTCCGATATTCAAGAACAATTTGATAGTATTAATTTAGATTTAGATCTTGCATCTGGAGAAAATAATACTTTTACTGCTATTAATACATTTCAAGCAAATACATTTTTTCAAGGCGAAAAAACTCAACTTACAGGAAATGTACAGGTTATGAAAAATGTTGAAACTTTCGGAAATTTATTTGTACATGGTGACGCTGAAATAGTAGGCGAATTGAAAATTTCGAATGCTTTATCTTCTTTTACAGGTGATGTACAATTAGAAGGACAAGTATCTAGAGTAGGTATAGAAAACCCCGATCCAAGAACTGATGATTTAATTGATGGACGCAATTATCAATATTATGAAGAAACTATAAATTCCAATATTAATTTAAAAAATGATTTTAATTGTTTTGGTGAATTAATTAAAAACTATTATTTTACTTTGTCTGGTGATAATACTCTTAATTGGATTGCAGTAGCAAATGCGCACAAAAATTTCGATTTTTTTTCTGTTTTAAGTGCTTCTGGTGAAAGTTATTTTCACACACCTGAATCTCAACAAATTTATGGATACTTGCACACTGAAGTAAATAGAAAAGGTGGGACCATATCATGTATGAAAATAGAACCAACTACAACAATGGTATTAAATCCAGAACTAAGACTATTTTTTAAAGATCCTGTAATCGAAAATTCAAGAGAATATACTGGAGCACGACTTGAAAAGATTCTTAAATTGGTAAATGATACTGATAATATTGTGTCTTTTGATAATTCTATAATTGATAATTTAGATGTAGTCAATGATTTAAGTGTGAATCAAAATTTAATTGTACAAAATAATGCAACAGTAAATGGGGCATTAAATGTCAATGGTAATGTATCTGGAAGATCCGCCAATTTTGATAGAGCTACTGTATCCTCAATAATTGAAGCAAGTGTTTTGAGAGTGAATACGCTCAATGTAGAATTTCTTAACTTTATTTCTCAATCTCAGGGTGATATTACAGCTATTACTAGTGAAGCAACATATACAGAATATCGGGTTGGTCTTGGTGGATACGGTTCATCGGGTCTTCTTTCGAGACAAAATGGTGGTGCTGATACAACTGCATTTGTTTTTATTTCTGAGAGCACAACCGATGATTCGGGTGTATTTTTTATTGGTCACGTGTCTGCAGCTGCTAATTCGAATGATATCACTAAAATTAAAAAAGGAAATTTGGAAGTCAATATATCAGAATCAGATTATGTTTATACAAATAGGTTAGATGTATCTGGCAATAGCAATTTTTACGGAAATATTGAAAACGTCAATCTACAATTAACCCATAGTGATAATTCTATTCGTTTTACAAATCAATCGGTTAGTGGAGATAATCATACCAGTATTATCCCGTTTTTGTATTGTGATATTTCGAAAGTTATTCAAAGTGTAGATCCAATAGATGGTACTATTACATATGACCCTAATGGTACAAATGAGTATTTAACTACCGCACTTACCGATAGTTCGAAAAATCGTATTTTGATCCACGTTGATTACAGTAATAATAGTGAATATAATGAATATTGCGCAAACCAGCATAACTTTTACGGTAGTATTAGGTCTAATGATTCAATTACTTTAGTGGACACTGCACAAATGCGTTTTATTGACCCATCAAATGGTACTATATATGGATCAGTAAGGACCCTAAATAATGGTGATTTAAATATTACTTCTTTTGATAAAAACATTATTATCAATAAGACAGGATTAGGTGTAGGAATTTATTATTGTGTTGATGATGAAAATAAAATTGTTATCGATAGTACTAATACTAATATATACACCACATTAGATGTATTCGGTGATACTTCCTTTAATAGTGACGTCTTTATCAATGGTACATTAGATGTGTCAGGTGATGCTTCCTTTAATCGTAACGTCTTTATTAATACTAGATTGGATGTTAATGGTGATGTCTCTTTGAATGGTACATTAGATGTTTCAGGTGATGCTTCCTTTAATCGTAACGTCTTTATTAATACTAGATTGGATGTTAATGGTGATGTCTCTTTGAATGCTGGACTAGATGTTTCAGGTGATGCTTCTTTTAATCGTAACGTCTTTATTAATACTAGATTGGATGTTAATGGTGATGTCTCTTTGAATGGTACATTAGATGTTTC